TTATCCCAATCCAACCCGTTTCATCCCTTCTATATAGTTTTCTATAAAATGTATTGATTCTTCTAATAACCCATAATACTTACTGCCTTTGATATTGTCCCAGTTGTTCTTGTAATCGATCATATAGGTATACCATGGTTCAGGACATATAAGTTCGAACTTACCGGTCTTTTCATAGTGTTCAATTATCCCTCTATATCTAAAGAAATGATAATGTGACTTAAATGCTTTAGTAACTTCATATCTTGCTTTCCCGTATTCAAGCTGTGCTTCTAATGATTTTAGTAAGAACATTCTATGATTGATGTTTAATAACTCATTAACCGTTTCTTTGAAATCAGGATCTATATGAATGAGCGTTCTATCCAAACTTAAGAAGGTATCAGTAGATGATCTATGATAGGCAGTTATTGTTTCATCAAAATTATGTCTTGATAAAAACCTTTCTTTTGAAAAGATAAACAAATCAACTTGTCCTAAATTCAGATGAATATTGTCTCTAAAATCTTCTAAGACAACTGTGACATCGGTATCACTATGTTCGTCATTAATGCCGTAAGCGATTGAACCACTGTAGTATGCAAGTAAGATTTTATGATAGGGAAATATCCCTCTAATTTTGGTTAGGATCAAGTTCATCTTCTATAACCGGTTCTATCACTGGTTCTAAGACATCAAAGTCATCTATAGCATCTTCAAAGCCAATGACATTTTCTTTTAACCATAGATAGCCTCTTTCAAGGGGATTTACATTTAAAAAACTTGTGAAATCTCCATATGGAATTTCAATATCGATTTCTTCTACGGGTTGATTAAAGTTTGCTCTCGCTTCTTTTGATATATAAGTTGCGACACATAAGCTAATTTTCTTATGTGAATAACTGATATTAAATGCTGTTATCCTGTGGTAGGATGCACTGATACCAAACTTCGTTTCTAATTCTCTAATAATTGCCATAACTGCCTACTTTCTCTTTATTCTATAAAGGGTAATGGATAATGAATCTGGTGAACCCACATTGAGCCCTGTATTAATATACATCGCTCCTAAGTCACCATTAAACGAATGAACAAAATCAGCTAACTTAATTGAGCCATCACTTTGTCCAGATAAGGTAGCGATACTTTTTCCATAAGCAACCCATTGTTGAGTATCACTATATGTACTTTTAAAGGTTGGTGATATTTCAAAGTCGATGACCTTTGTTATCCCACTGGTAATGACTGGACCACTTGCGTAACTATCTTCGATATAATGCACAGTTGAGATTTTACCTATTTTTATGTCATGAACACTATCTTCAGTATTGACATGATGGGCAATATATGAACCTTGTAAATTGGATAATGCACTTGTTCGATAATAGATATAGGTATCTGATACATCGGCTGAACTACCTTGTGTCGATGAAATGATATGTACTTTATAAATATAATTTGGATCAAACGAGTATTGTAAGGTATGGGTATAACCATAGCCTTCATAAAAATAGACGACTTCCATTTCACCACCAATTTTTACAACGGATGATGGTCCTCTTGCATATAAGGCATTAGACCCATAATCAAAAGCGAGCTCACCAAGATAAAATAACTTTGAAGTTGTTGGTATAGTACTCCCTCTTTTAACTCTAATGATCGCCATTAATAAGTACCACCATCAATGACAGATGAAGGCGTTAATACCTTTGATGCATCAATCCCTAATTTATATTTAATTTTTGTAGGTGTATAGCCTGTATCTACAACTGGAAAATATGTTAGTGCATTGGTAAGTACAGTTGAATCATAGTTTGTTTCACTAGAAGCGAGTGCCATCCCTTCTGCAGTAATAATGGTTGATATTTTCGCATTGGCTAGCTTAGTTCTTTGTTCAGTGGTTAAGTGAAGATTACTTGAAACATGCGAGTTATAAGTGGATCCTGCAACCCCGCCTAAATCAGCTAGTGTAACGGTAACCGCACCCGTTGAACCGTTAACACTTGTGACTGAGTCTGTTGGAGTTAAGAGTTCTTGCCAGTTAGCTAAGGTTGAGTAAGGTGCAGCTTTTAAGATGAATGATTTATTTAAATCAGTACGGACTGCGACATCACCTTCTTGCGCTGTTGATAACCCAAGCATGGCTGTTTGATTTGCCACAACAAATGTATTGGTCATTGCTATCTTAGGCACAACGCTATCTGCTAACTTCCCACTTGAGTTTAGAATAGGAATGTTCCCATTTCCTGTGCCTGTGTTTTTGGTTGCTGCACTACCTAGGCCAAGGGCTGTAATCTTTGTATCAATTTGCGCGTCAACCTTACCACTTGATGGTATTTTTAAATAATCACTATCTGCTAAAGGCACTGAGCTAGATGCTATTTTATCAGCTTTAGCAATATATAAATGCTCACCATTAAAATCGACTTGCGGCTCTCCTGCTTTCACTACCCCAGTTGTACCAGTAAGGGGTCCTGTTCCTGCAGATGTTCTTCTTTTAATTTGAATTGTTGCCATAACTTCCTCCTATTTTTTTAAATATGCTGATGTAATATTATGGGTTGTATTTCCACAACTTAAAGTAACCACGCCTTGTTCATAAACAACGCTTAATGTATAATCAGCTCCAGCATACCTGTAACTGATATTTCTATTTGATCCAACATGAATAAACAAACTATCTCCTGGAAAGCTAATAATGGTTGTATTGTTAATGAGTACATACACAAGTGATTCAGATAACTCTACAGATGAAGTATTAAAAAACTGATAAACACCACTCGATACTTTGGTTAGATTTTTTCTAACTGGTCTATATCTATCCAGTAACTTGTTTTCCAAATCCGCAATTTTATCTTTATCATTTAAAATGACTTTTCTTGTATAGGTTTGATTAATGGATACTGAGGTCGTTGTTTTTGTATATGCACATAAGACAAACTCATAGAGTCCTTCTGTTGTTAGTAAATTAGTAAGAACAAGGGAAGGATATCCACTGGTTTGTTCTTTTAAATATAGACTCACTTCATTGGTTGCTGTATTGACTCCAAGCACCACATAACCATTCTTATTCGAATCTGGTGTAATACCGATTGTTGTTTGATTTTCAATATAGATAATACGGCCATATACAGATACATAACCATCTTGAAACGTTAATGTGTTATTTGCGAGTGTCACTTGACACTCATTTTTTAATCCTTTTAAAAGTCCTATATCCTTTGAATAAAAAAAGTGATACAAATCTGCATCAATTTTTGCGGTAACATTCCCACTTTCAAAGGTTACTTTTTGAATTCCCATTAGAATTCACCTCCATCTAAATTGGTATTGGTAATCGTGACACTACTGGAAGTAGTCGTTTTCGCTTTACTTAAAAGCTGTATTTTTTCTGTAAGCTTAACCCGATATTCACCTAGGGTTATTTTTGCGACCTTAAGCGTATCTTTAAACAAGATACCAGTTACAACCGTGTCATAGGTTTTATGTTTATGAATGAATGATATATAGTCCCCTAAATGAAAGTTCATAAACGGTTTAAACACTTTATTATTTAGATCTAAATTAAATGAGATATAGTGATCAAGTTTGGATGTCATCATTTCACTTCTCGCTTTGGTTTCAAGCGTATCTACTTCCTTATCTGCATAGATAAATGACTTGGCCATCACTGAGTGATACCTATCTACGTGATTAGCATCTTCAGTGATATTGCCACTTGTAAGTAAGTAATAGGTTTTTATATCTTTAAACATCTCATTATCACTTCTTGGATAAAAGATAATCTTATTAATCACTTGTGATGATGAATCATTAGTTTCTATATTTAAAATTGATGAAAAATTACTCTTCATCACCAGCCCTTCATTCACGTGTACGATCTTAAATAATATCCCTGTAATTCTACCTCTCACGTAGGTTACTTCTGTTTGAAAACTAATCCCATAGGTCTTTGAAACAAGTTCAAAGAGTTTTGAGATACTTTCAATTTTATCTGCTTCAAAACTTAAAGATCCATAAACACTCGCATCTTTTTGTACAGTCAAGTAGTCTAGGTTTTGCATGGCATCACTATTCACTTTAAAATGCATATGGATCACTTGATATAAGTAATCAATTAAATCACCGGTGAAACTCACAACGGGTATATTCAAATTAAAAATCTCTCTAAAATCAAGAGCTTTAATGATCGTTGAATGATCGTCTTTTTGTTCGATACTTTCTAAGATACCGATATATGAGAATATTTCATTTGAAGCAATCACGATATCGCCTATTGCTGTTTGGATATTTGTTTTATTGGCTTTAAAAACTGAACGCTGGATGATAACCATATCAATGTTAATTTCATATTCTTTTCCAACTGGTGCATAGTCTTTATATTGAAGGGTTTTTCTATCAAGAAATATGAGTTTCATCTTATATACCTATATATCCTTCAAGTAGTGTTACTTTACATAAAGACTCAGTCGCAACCCCTGGTTTAAACTCAATCTCATAGTTCCCGTGATTCACAAATAAAAAATTGTCTTCTTGAAAATCCTGCGACCCGTAAACATCTGTTGTAGTTCCGTTTTCTATGAGTGTGATTTCTTGTTTACTAGGTATCGCTATTATCCTTAGTGATGCATTCTCTGATTCAACATAAAGTTTCATTTTGGATATCACATAACCATTTTTTAAAATAGAAACTTCAGGATGATAAAAAGCACCATGGATTTCAATGTTAATCGGTGCGTCATCTAATCCTTGATTATTAATATGAATCAGTCCTTGATAAGAACTCTCATAGTGATAAGGATAACTATATGGATAGACTTTACCTGACTGATTACCATTGGCGATAATCTCAAAGGTTTTTTCTTTGTACCACATCGATACTTTTTTAAAGACTATTTGACTCTGAATCGTTGAAGCAACGAGCTCACCTTTGGATAGACTTAAAGCATCCACATAACAATAAGCTTTAAAGGCAGGTGTTTCATAATGCATCTTAAGTGCATCTTTAGAACGTGATAAGTAATCAACAAAGTCTTTATAGCCTTGATAGCCTTTTAAAAATATCAGAGTTTCAGTAATATCTGTTAATGGGAGATTGCTTTCGGTTTTTGTAAAATATTTATTGTATTCTAAGTACTTAATATCTAAAGAAAACCCAAGACCACTGGCTTGGGTTATAATCGTTTGATTTTTATGGTTGAAATAGTACAGTTCACCATATTCGTTTTCTAAGTAAAATGCTCTAATCAAATGACACTACCTCCTAATGCTTGATTGATAGAATCAATATCAAAGGTTGGCGAGGTTGTATTGATTGTAATATGGTTTGTATTTGCAGTACTTGTTGATGAATTTGTCGTATTAAGTGTCTGGCTAGACCCTTTTAGGTTAAATGTATCATTAAAGAATCCTCCAACCTTACCAAAGAAGCCACCCACTTTATCAGCAGCTTTCCCTGCAAAATCACTAATACCATCAGTGACACTTGTTGCAATGTTACTAATCCCTTCTGTTACACTACCAAAGACATTTTTTACCTTACCTCCAAAGTCGCCTATCTTTTTAGGTAACTCTCCAATCCATTCAAAGATTTTTTGAATGAACTCAATGATTTTTTGAACGACTTTCAAGATAGGATCTAAGACTGTCTTTAGAACTTTGATGGCTGGAACTAATATGGCTTGTAAAACTTGACCTAAAGTTGTAATGAGAGGTGCGAGCGCTTCTAGTATTTCAGCAAACATGGTTACTTGCATAATCAGTGGCATTAACAAGACATCTAAGATAGGCACTAATAAATCAACAAGCATGATAACTAAATCGATAATCACATCAAGTATTGGTTGCAACGCAGTAAGGAGTGCATCAACGATCATCATGATTGGTGGAAGTAACAACATGAAAGTTTCCATCAGTCTATCAAGCAAGGCTCTAAACTCTTCACTTTGAAATAAAGCAAGGGCTAAAATGGCGATGAGCGCGCCTATGCCAAGGGTGGCAAAGTTTATACCTGCACCTGCAAAAAGCCCTGCAGAACCCACACCATTAAGCGTCATGGCCACAATATTTAAAAGCGGTCCAACCTTACCAACAATCGCAAGTACTGGACCAATAGCCGCAACTACGCCTATAAGAGTTGCGATCATTTTCTTTGTATCTGAATCTAGGCTATTCCATCTTGCAATCCAGTCTTTGACGACAGGTATCATTTCATCTCTAACTTTGATAATTAAGTTTTGAATCACCGGCATAAGTGTACTTGCGATATCAACTGCGAGACTTGCTAAGGCTTGTTTGGTTCTGTCCAGAGCATCAGTAAACTCACCAGCTTGCGCTGCTTGTTCGTTCGTTACAATACCAAGTTCTCTTGCTTCCTGTCTTAAGTCATTAATGACTTCTGCTTCTTTTGATAAAACCGGAATAATATCAGCTGCGACTCTTTCACTTAATAAATCATTGGCAACACCTAGTCTTATTGCTTCATCTTCCACTTTACTTAAAGCATCTCTAATCAGTAAGAATGCTTCGTCTGCATTCTTACCTTTTAAGTCATCAACAGTAAGTCCGATTAAGCCTAGGCTATCCGCAAACTTATCACTATTACCAGTCGCAATATCACCTAAGATACCATTAACCTTAACAAAGGCTCGTTCCATTCTTTCAGTAGATACACCTAATATAGTTGCGGTATGATTCCATTCTTGAAATGCTTCAGCTGATAAACCAATCTTTTCTGCAGTATCACCAATTTCATCTGCAGTATAGGCAGTCTTAATCGAAAAGGCTGTTAAAGCAGAAACGGCTCCTAAGATAGGAACCGTTACAGATTTAGTGAGGGTTGAACCAAGTTTACCAATCTTATCAAATTTGGCATTACTTAATTCTTTGATTTTATTATTTGTATTACTTAGCTGGCCATTAAGTTTTGCAAGTTCAGCTTCTGTGTATTGGACATTACGCTTGAGCTTATTAAACTCATCTTGACTCATGTCACCAATCTGAACTGCTTTTTTAGCTTTTTCAAGTTCTAGATTTTGTGTATCTAGTCTTTTCTTGGTTGTTTGTAAAATACTATTTAATTTATCTTGTTTTGATTTCCATAAATCAAGATTAGAACTATCATATCTTAAATTAGCATTAATGGCTTTTAGATCTTTATTTTGTTCTTTGAGATCTTTTTTAATATCTTTAAGCTCGTTTTCTAAATCTCTACCATCAAGGCTAAGTTTGATATTAAGTCCTTTTACTGTTTCTGCGATGTTTCCACCTCCTAGATTAGAAAGTTATCGATATCATGTTGTGTTGCTCTTTTACTCGATTTATTGCCACTAATTACATTCTTCTCTAGTTCCACTATAGAAAAGTATGTCTCTAAATCAAATGATTTTGTATCTTGAATTGATAATCCAAGGTGAGCTAGATTAAAGATGATATTTGCTGTAATGTCTTTTTCTTGTGCACTACTTTGATTTGCTGGGTGAGGGTGTGCTTTTCTGAAATGTCCCGAGCATTTCACCTATCGTATTCGTTAGATTTTGTAACTCATCCTGGTTACTCAGTAAACCAAAATCAAGCGACATTAAAAAGTCATTATATGATTGTTTACTAAACGGTCTATGAAGTACATAAATGATCCTAAAGATTGTTTCAATCACTGTGGATAAGTCTTCTTCTTTTTTTCCAGTCTTTTCTAATTTTTTAATATCACTAAATAACTCCGTTGAAAATACATTACGGTAATCAATGATTGTAAATAGTGATGAATGCAGGCGATAGTCTTTATCACCTAGATTAAGTGTTTTTTCCATGTGCTACTCCTTATAAGAATGTTGGAAGCGTAGGTGCAGTTGTTAAAAATGTTTGATAATTTGTATCTGTTGCACCTGCAATTGCTCTTAAGATGAGATTGTTTCCTGCTTCAATAGGTCTAGCTGTGATATTAAGTTCGATTGAGTTTGCTTCAATTGAATCTGATTTTGTTTTACTTGAGTCTCCCGAAGGGGACGCTGTACATAAGAAATACCATATACGTCTAGCTTTCAAGTCACCTTGAATTTCATAGCCTAAAGCGAATGTCTTTGTTTCTGCATTCACAATTTCTATTAAGTTCCCATTGGTATCTTCTAAGAAACCAAAGATATCTTTTTTAAATGCTTCATCAATCTCTGTAAACTTAAGTGTCACATTAGACCCTGAGTTAGATACAAGTGTCTTAATGACTTTATCATCAGCATAAACTTGGGCACTACTACCAATGACCTCAGTACTAATTTCTTGTGCCCCTTCTAGACGTTTAGGTACACCAAAGGTCCAACTGCCATCTTCTGTTTGTGTTGCTAGTGCATAGTGCACATTGGTTAAACCAAAAGTTACTTTATTACTCATTGTTATAAAACCTCCAATTTGATTTCATATACACGGTTTATAGAACCGTCTTCATTTTGATATTCTGTGATCATTTGAAACTCATAACCACCATAATATAAAGATACCTCGAGCTTTTCTTCTAACTCGAGGTTCTTTTGCTTTGTTATTAGATTAAGTTGGATCGTCAGTATGCGCATGGTCACTTTATCATCTGCATACATCGATCCCTTGTTTGATACTTCTTGATAAATGATATAATCATCACTTTTATCTATACTTTCTTTTTTCCCATAACTCACTTGTCCTGGCAAAACAGAGCTTAATGTAAGGTAGAGTGATTCTAAAATTTCTTTCATATCAGTTTCCTTTAGAAATGATTTCTTTGATTTCTTCTAACATTTTTGGTGTAAACATATCATAAGCTGGTCGCATAAACGGTCTTGGCCCGACATACTTTCCACTTCGGTGTGTATAGCCAAACTCAAGCAAATGTGTGAGTCCACCTTTGCCTTCAGAATAAATAGATATAGAAGTGTTTAACCCACTTCCATTTGAACTTGCGACAAATGAATCCGCAAAGGCATTTTTATAACCACTTCTTGGTGCATTACGTTTCATGTAATTTAATATATCTTCAGCAGTTTCATTAAGTCTTTTCTCAAGTTCGGGAATTAAGCCTTCTACATAACTTTCTATATCATCTTCAATGGCTTGTCCTAAATCATTAAGTGTAATCAATGATATCACCTAACTTGATGGATGTTCTTTTTAAGTAGAGCTCAATAAACTGTCCGGTTTGATAGGTTCTTTCTATCTTATAGATAACACTACCTATATCTACATACTTGGAACCATCATAGACAATCCCTTGTACTTTAACAGCAATATCAATTCTGATATCTGAACGTTTACTTTCATAATACTCTCTTGAAGTAATCGAAAAATTGATGCCAATCACTTCTTTTTTTGACTGAAAATGATAGCTCATCACACCCATGGTGTTAGGAACCATCTCCAAGGTTAGTAAATGCATTCTTTTATTGGGGGAATTTGGATACATTTTTTTTAGCTCCCTTTAGTTAATGCGAGTTGACCTACCAGCATATCAAATGACTTGGGTAGTTCTTTTGCGCTTCCATCGTTTTTAAAGCCATAAAATGTCTTCACATAAATAATAATGACTGTACTAACCATTGG